AGCCATAATGTTCTCCTTTAGTTCAGCAGGATCTGCCCGCCATTGAGATCGAGTACAGCGGTACCAGTAATCGTTGCTGTTGTTGTCGATGTAATCGTTGCAACTCCAACAGATGCTACTGTGAATCCAGCACCTGAAGTATTGGATGTTAAACCACTAACAATGTCTGACTTATTACCTGCTACTAATGTGGTGAGTCTATTGCCCAATGTTACCAGCTCTGTAATTCCACCGTAATCAACCTGTGTCCATTTACCCATTAGCTGACCGGGTGTTGCTAATGGTGCTGATGTTATTCCTACTACCTCGGTATGACCAAATTTTGCTGAGGTAGATATGTATGATGATTGTATTGATACGGTAGGAAAGGTTGGCGACAGTGCCGCTGGCAGTGTTGCTGTTCCAATACTAATATCACCAGTAGTCAATAACTTGAAACTTCCGTATGTTATTTTAGGTACTACAGCCCCTCCTGCAATTTCCATTGCTAGTGTCGGTGATGTCGTTATTGTGTAATCGCCCATTACCGCGACAACCTTTGACTTCATATGAGTAGCAGTTTCTTTGCCGCCTACTGCTTTAACAAAATCACCAGTGATGCGCTGAGTATACGTTCCCTGTCCCTTATTTGATTGAATAGTTTCCCATTTATTGCCCACTGTTATGGTCGATTCGTCAGTGAGAATTTCTGTTACGCTATTACCTTGTACTTTGGTGATCCTGTTGCCGCGAATGGATGTGAATGAGTGACCCATTATATCTTCGTATTTGTTTCCGAGAACATTAAGTTTATAATCGCCTTCGACTGTAACATTAAAATCGCCCTTAATAAAGAGATTCTTGTCCTTTAGAATTATCTCGTAATTGTCGCCAACGATTTTAACTGTCTTGGTGCCAGACGCATTTACCTCATCATACGTACCGCTTGTGTGGTAGTTATGAATTCTCTCGGCTCCAGGAGTATCATCTCTCTCAAATACATGACCGCTCTCTGTCTCTGTAACATGATTGAATGGATATTTAGAATCCGCGCCACCGGGTACTGGTTCTTCCCAGTAAGTCTCTGTGTATGCCGGTGCATTGGTAGCGGGTTGTCCAGGATGATCAACAGATACCTCGTCCAAATCATATATTGTCATTCCTGGAGCAACTGCCAACGGGATGCCCTTGTATTCCCCGTCTGCTTTCACTCGACTAGCATCTTTGCCAACGTATGTGTAATGAGTCTGGACTGCCGCGCCGCCTCTCGCTAAACGAGAAGAATCGGGTTCTTTAAGTCTATTCTTACCAGTGCCACTTTCAGTGTTGTCTTGTCTAGGATATGATCCGTGTATTGCATCAGCTTCTTCCGCACTTCTTGGATCATAAAATCCAGTGGATGTTCTATCAAACTCGATGACATTTCCATTAGCATCTTCGGGCAATACTGACATGCAACCCCAACTACCCATGATGATAGGAATCTGTGCATCGTTTCCATCAGCAAAGAATCCTATTACTGTACTTCCCTCAACAAGTCCAGTGGGTGATGTTCCGACACCAGATATGGCAGCCGATGTGACTGGCTGCATTGGAATAGCCCAAGGCAAATCGCTAGTGGGTAATACTGCTTTATCTCTTGTGTGATAACCAAAGATACGAACTTTGTATCTGCCCAACTTATCTGGGTCCGATCTATTCTCAATGACACCTTGCCACCACACAAATGCTGGATACATACTATTCATCATTCTTCTCCAAACGAATCACGGACAATCTCTAAGGTCATCGTATGTTTATCTTGTGTTATATTATGTACAATGCCCGCAATTGCATAGATGCCGGATATCTTAGGATCGAAAAGCTCTTCCCTTGGCATGCCTTTTGTTTTGTCACCAACACTGGGATAATTAAACTTAATTAATTTTCCTACTTCTACATCAGTCTTTCCGGGAACTTCTATTTTAAGACTTAATCGCTTAATCTCAGCGACCGCAGTATTTCGATAAGTCAATCTCTCAAAGTGATTTATATCGTATCCAAAATCAGAATCTTCATAGAGATTAGAACTAGCTATCTTTACTGTTGTTACTGCCGCAGGTGAGAATATTGGGTTAGTACTTGTAGGTCTTTCGTCTGCAAGGTGTGCAAAGTCATTGTAACTCTTATTAATTTTGCCGCGAGAATTACCAGCTAGATTGTCAGTGTAGTCAAATACCATTTGATAGTTCAGCCTGTTAATCATGTCAATACCAATAGTAGTACTTCCATAATAACCAGAGACTTGATTATGCAACTCATTGAAATAATTTTTCATGTCCACTCTGGAAGCGGTGCAATACTTCTGTGAAATAAACGGACTTGTGTAATTATATGATCCAGAAGTAGTTCTTTCGGTATCATACATGAAAGGGATATCACCAACAGGGACATAAGAATACTCATCGTATAACATAGCACTTTCTTTATACTTTAAGATTAATTCCATGAAACTGCCCATAACAAACTTAGTTCTAGTTTCAAAGAAGAGTCCGTTTGGCATAATAGATTTGCCATTGTAGTCACCCGGTTCACTATTTTTTGAGATGAAATCCATTGTCTCAAATGCTGACCAGTTATTTGCATTGAACGAGAAGTTGTTTGTCTTATGAGGTGTACCCAATATAGTTAGCGTTGATGGTTCACTAAAACCACCATCTGTGTCTCTATATCTAGGCTCTGCAATAGTATCATTGAATACTTGTGCCGCAATTGCTTCAGTAGAACCAGTTAATCGTTTAGAGAATCTAGTAGACAAATCTTTCATGCCTTCAAGTGATATTAGATTCAATATGAAATATTGTTTTCTGTCATCCTCTATCAGTCTGTCTGATATAGAGAACACACTAAACGTCTTGTGAATTGCGTCATCATCATTCAGAAAGGGAGAACGCACTTTCAACGTAACCGTATTTGTGCCGTCTAGATCCAATTTACCTATGATGTTGGTAGAGTCTTTGATAGCAAGTTCCACAAACAAACAATGTTGTCCTATATTCTCATATATCTTTATATGTTGAACAAAAGGTCTTAAATCGACAGTTGCGCGACCAGCTAAAGTCAGGAACAATTCATCCCATACGACTGCACCAACAGTTTCTATATTATCAGTTGACATAATTTATTTCTTTTGAATCAGTTGTTTGAATTGACCAATAAATTCCGCAACATATTCTGGTTTAAGCAAAACTATTTCTCTCTTATCTTCGTTGATAGTCAACTCATGATCGTAGTTAGTAACAGCATGAATAGTACCAGCGTTAAACAGTGCTTCATCATAGTCAACACATATATTATCTTCACCCACAAACTGATAGTGATGTATCTGATTAAGTCCATTATCGCCGTATTTGTCTTTTACTGTTTCAATTAGATCATGCCCAGATAGCGGCCAGTCATGATAGATGTCTAATATATTATTTGCCAACAAGATGATCCAATGATACTGAGGATTATTATACAATCTCTGTGCAATATGCTCAGGCTTTTCTCCATCAGTTATTGTATAAGTATCTAAGAATAGCTGATTCTCAAGAAACTTATTCTTTCCTACTCGTCGGAAGATGTCAGGATAACGAATATACTGTCCATCTATTTGAATTTGTATTTCTGGAAACATTGAAAACATCATTTTTAATTACCCCTTGACATTGGCATCATCTTCACCTTTCTTATCCGCTTCACCTTTCTTGCCTTCATCCTCTTCAATGACTCGATTGTCTGCCTCAATGGCTTCCTCAGTCAGAAAATGCTCGGCTGTCAAAACTTCCAATTCTTTAAACTGTAAGGTCATCGTAATCTCTGATGGTGCACCTTCAGTCCCTTGAATAGCAGTGAACGCGCCACCCGCACCAAAATCAACTGTCATATCAACCAATGCACAATCAGCTATTTTTGTCAGCCACTTGTTGTCTTTACCTGCATATTGATATGTTATGTTAAACTCAGATGGATACTGAAGGAAGAATTTATCTGATCTTTCGGGATGCATGTTCATTCTAAATTCGTTTATAATATCGTAGGCTGCATTTAATTCTGCTTGACTCTTTGGCGCAAACTTGAAAGAATATTGAAAACTCCTAAAGTTCATACCCTTGAATAATGCCGCTTTGTTTGGATTAGGAACCTTACCTGAACCCAGTTCCATTATGTCCTGTAGTCTAAAATCGAAACCGGCAGCCGCAGTTATATTGGTCATACCAGCAAGGGTTC